TGCATTTATTGAGCGAATCCTTACCGGTAAATTCAGTACCGATTATATACCTAGTAAACCACACACAACACGGTTAGGATTATGCCTGGATAATAACGAACGCGTAGAATTTGAAATTCATGAGTGGCGCGCGCTAAACGAGGGTGAATTAGATGCGGTATTTTGTATGTATGATCTTAGTGCGCCCGACCCATTATATGAACGCGTCTACGCGGACTCAATTCCAGTTATATGGATTGGTTGTAAATCCGATAAAGTAAATTTATATAGCCGCGATTATGCAATGCATAACAACCGGCCAAATTATAATACTTCCGCGCGGGCTAACTTTAATTTATTAAAACCATTCGAGCACGTCTTACGGTTAAAGGGTAAATGGACGGGATGGTGGGGTGATCGTCGTTAAATTGGTTTTTATTATTTACCCATAATTATAGGTAAATAATTAAGCAATGCGCTGGACGTTTAATGTAGATAATACTAGTGAAATATTATTACCAGCTGGAGGAAGGGTAGGAACTTGAACAACAGCTTTGATAATATCTGAAGAATTCAAGTTTAAAAATACTTCACTGGATAATGATTGAGCTACTGACTCACCACCCTTTGACCCGGCATCAAAAAAATCGGTTGCCGCTGCCGACCCGGTTATTTGTGAACCATTTATCTGTATAGAATGGGTATATGGAATTTGGGTAACTCCAGTAGTTACTGCAAGCTGAGTACTAAAATATGTACTTAGAAATATTTTATATGTACCAGTTTCGGGAACTGTAAATTCTGTTTGCGGAACAGAAACGCTCCAACCATTATCTACATTTTCTAGACTATATTCAATATCTATAGGGGTATTAACTGTTATAGGTATAAATGGTGGCGCTCCTTTAGTTACCGACATAGAATTAGTAGAAACCCCTGCGCCTGTTGGTCCCTCTGGACCTGTAGCGCCATCGGTACCGGCCGTACCCGCCGCCCCGTCAGCACCACGTGCACCCCTTGGCCCGCGTGCGCCGGTAGGTCCCGTCGGGCCCGTAACCCCGGTATCAGCTTCGCATTTTAGTTTCATCAAAGGAAACACATCAATCCCATTGCATTTGGAACAGCTCATTTTATAATTATTTTATATTATTAAAAATTAATTATCCCCCATGCGTTGCATCTGTCGTCTATAATGAATATATAAACCAGCCCAGCACGCAAGGAATGATAGCACGATAAGGCCGAGACCAAGAAAATTTACCCCACTTCCGATAATTTCTACGGGCACATCAGACGCGGATGTTGACACGGAAGGCGCGGGGACCATTTATACTATAACTATGCCTTTAACTTTTCATACATAATGATTGATGGATGAGTGCGATGTTCTATTTCGTTTATAATAAATATATATGGCCCCCCACCCAACCACGAAAAATAACACAACCGCCGTCAATCCGATATAATGAGTATGGTCTTCAGGCGCGGGTTCTTTGGAAGGCGACGGTATTGAACTGTTATAGGGTACATCTACCATTTATTTAGGGTGGAATCTTTAACCTATTTAAAGATTAGCGTGGTATAAAAATGATGGCAGCCCAGTTTAAAACAAACTATAATCCTTTTGGGACTAACTACAGTAACCTCTCGAAATCACAGATATTAGATACTTATGTAAATGCTGTAAAAATTAACGATATTCAAACAATTACAGCGCTAATCATAAAGTACGCAGGTTATGACCTCGATATTAATACTAAAGTTGACGAAAAAACGTTCCTCTTTATTGCCGCGGATAATAATGATATCGGGATGGTAAAATTTCTTCTTGACCGTAAAGCTGACCCTAATATTGTCGATGATTACAGTAAGGAAACCCCACTTCATTGTGCCGCGTGTAATGGTAATCTTGAAATGGTAAAGCTGCTCGTGGCAGCCGGGGCTGATGTTAATATCAAAGGATGCTGGGATTGTACCCCACTCCATCGTGCAGCAGAAGGAGGCAACTCGGAAGTATTTTATACACTTATTAAAGCCGGAGCAGACCCCAACCCGGAAAATAGAGACTTTTGTACCTCTGTATTAGGCGCCGCAATTAAGTTTAATTGTAATGTAGAAATTGCCACTGCTCTTATAGCTTTGGGTGCTAATGTAAATCACCTCGATGTTCAAGGAATGTCTCCTTTATATCTTGCCGTATCATTTGGCCCGCTAGCATTGGTGCGTCTGCTAATTCTCAAGGGTGCGGATGTTAATTATGATGGTAATAATGGTGGGAATAATACCATACTTGAGGCCGCTGCTCAGTATAGTACCCCTCCTATTATACAAGAACTTATCGACTCCGGGGCAACCTTTAATAAAAAAGTATATGAACAGTTGTTGAAGGTTGCAAGAATCGAAAACAAGCAGTTTCTACAAGAATCCTATAAGCATATAAATTAGATTGGCGCGCGGGTAAAAAGAATATTGTACCTATATATAAGTACAATATAAAGTGATTTAGAGCAGAGTTTTAGTATAAATGAACAATTTTTTTCACATAGATATCCAAGCATTATCTGCCCGTATTCAAACATTTAAATCGAGTACACCTGAAAAATTGGCCGCTATAATAGCAACCCCACATAAAGAAGTTACTTTTGAAAATACATTTGGGGTATTTGACCAGATTAAATATGACTATGATTTTTTGTTTAATCAACTTGATTTGATATTACATGTATACCATGTTTCAATGCATGATTGGGCTGTTGACGAAAAGAATAATTTGACGAATTTTGCAGTTGACGCCATCCATTCAAATCGGGAAATTCATCAATATTTGTTGAGTGTAATTAAACCAGAATGGGAGCAGAAATATTATTTGGAAAAGTTTCGTCACGAAGCACAATCTAAAGGGTTTGAACTGGATGATGCCTCTTTTGAACTTGCCAAAGAACTTGACAAGAAAATTTGCCGTCTATCAACCACCTTTGATAAAAATATTAGTGATGATTCGCCCAAAATTAGTGTGGAATTAAATGCATTGCGCACGTCTGGAATGTCGGATGATTTTATTGATTCTGTATTAGCCCAACCAGAAAATAGCGCCTCCGCGACTACCGTTTCGTTGGGTGTGGATTACCCAACTTATTTCGCCATTATGGATAAATGTACAGACCAAGAAATCAGGCGCCGACTATATGTTACAATTAATCAACGCGCTGCGCCAATGAATGAATCAGTATTGGATGAACTATTGAAATTACGGCACCAGTATGCACAGTTAGTAGGGTATAAAAATTATGCTTCCTTGAGTCTATCAAGTCAAATGATGGGGTCCCAAGAACGAGTCCAAACTTTTCTTAATCAACTTAAATCAAGTGGTCGCGCACGGTTAGCAAAGGATATTGAAGACTTGAAAAATATTGCACCGCCAGGATTGGATCTCAACCCAATTGCACCCTGGAATATTTCGTTTCTAATTAATCAATATAAAAATAAATATTTGAACCTCGACAATGACAAAGTTTCCGAGTATTTTCCTATGGAAAAAACCATCCAAGGATTATATGATATTTATTCAAGATTTTTTGGACTAACTTTTGAAACGGTTGATACTACCGATTGGACTCTTTGGCATCCTGAAGCCGAGGTTATAAAAGTATCCAATAAAGACCGAACTCTGGGATATATTGGCCTTGATTTACACCCACGCGATAATAAATATACCCATGCATGCTGTATTGGACTTCGATCGCAGGTCCGCGATACCGATTGTCCCTCGGGGCAAATCACGCCGGCGGTGTCCATCGTTGTGTGTAACTTTCCCAAACCAACCGAGACCAAGCCTTCATTGTTAAAGTTTAATGATGTAGTGACATTTTTCCACGAATTTGGTCACGCTATTCATCAAACCCTTGGCTATTCTCAGCGCCCCACGGAAAGTGGTTATAATTGTGTATTGGATTTTGTCGAGTTGCCTTCCCAACTACTAGAACTCTGGTTGTACGAAAAGCCTATTCTTGAGCTTATTGGCTGTCATTATCAAACAGGAGAAAAATTGCCTGACGAGCTCGTTGAATCATTGCAAAAAACCAAAACTCTTATGGCTGGTTATCTCTTAACTCGTCAATTATATTTATCACAGGTCTCACTGTCATTTCATACGGAAGCTTACCAGGGAAACCTCGAATCGCTACACGATAAAATTTTTACCGATTACTTTGATGGGTTTGTCGTGTGTTTGCCTGAAAATAAAATGTATACCAGTTTTACCCACCTTACAGGCTATGATGCAAAATATTATAATTATAAAATAACAGAGGTATATGCTTGCGATATCTTTCAACATATTAAAAATCCGTTTCCGGGGCTGTATTACGGACCAAACGGTTTACTTGACTCGAACGTGGGTAAGAAATATATGGAATGTATTCTCTGCCCAGGCGGGTCCCGCGATCCAATGAAAATGATGCGCGATTTCCTGGGTCGAAACGTCTCGGAAAAGCCTTATTACGCGGAATATGGATTTACTTAATTATGGTGGAATTCCACCATAATTAAGGCAACTTTACGTCATCGTCGAAAAGGGATTGCAACAATTGTTCAGGTAGTGTATCAGTTAGGTATTTAAAGGCCTTTTCCCGACTATTATCATTGATTTTAACTTGATTATCAAAATATTCATCCAGAACCTTATAAAAGGCAAATTTCATATTCTCGAGATGGATCTTTAGGCGTACAGAACAGACAATTATTTTTGATAAACTCTCGGGGGTTCTAGGCATACACATGTCATGAGCGATAGAATTTTGGAACTCTGCGCGAAGTAGCTTGTAGGTGTCAATAATAGGAGTAATTTGTTTGCTCTGGTCTATTAATCCTTTATTCTCATGGGGTAGAAGAAAGGTATAATATTGAGTTTCGAGTGCATTCAAGATATACATAATAGCGCCTGCTTTGCTATAGCATTCACGGTTAGAATAGAGTATATCCAGGATTTCATTTTCACAAATAACATCCAAGGTGGCAGCGGGAGTCGTTTTAGTGGCGACAGGAGTTGTTTTGGTGGTGGCGAGTTCGGTGGTCATTTTTACTTTTGGGTAATAGTGATTTTTTTTCAATTTTCGCCGCTTTTATCTTTGAGTAGCTGTTTATGATCCGCCGGCATTTTATCATTTTGCAGGCACAGATGCAGGTATAAACTTTTTTCGTGCAATCCCAGAATATAAGTCACCCGTGTATACAAATAAAGCGCCTTCCACTCGTAAACTTCGCGGTGAATCATTAGAATATCGTGTTTTGGGTAAGGCGTCACCAGGCAGATTTTAAGGAGCGGTAGCGCAAGCTGAATAAAGTCCCAATCAACCAGAAATTCGGCCGCCTCGTAAATCGCTTCCAAGCGGCTCGGTCGGTAGTAATAAGCATTCATCAGTACCTTTACCGCGTCCATTTTTTGAGCAAGGGTTTTGGCTGTTTTTGCCCGGCACCGGCCCTGTTTAAATAGACTATAATAGGTTTCCTCTTCCCAGCCGCCAAACTCGACCCGTTTTTCATAGTTTATAGCCGCATTCTTATAGTCGCCGAGATCCTCGTAAGAGCGCGCCAAGTAAAAGGTATATCGCACCCGGTGATTTCGAGGGATATCATCACGTTTGAGTTCTTCGGTAATCAGGCGGATGTCGCGCTCAAATTTCTCACTGCGATGCCCCCCATCGCAGAAATGTGTGATTGTTACCCCCGGGATCGGGTTGCTAGTTGTGTTTTCACCGGGAAGATGAGAAAATTCGTGCGTTACCAGTTCATATCGCCAGGGTTTGTCGGCGCGATAAAGTCGGCAGTCAGCGTAATCAAAATAGCCCGTATGGCGAAAGGAATAATTGGGAAGGGTCAGGTTATTTACCCAGTCGGTGGTGTCTATGTTTAAAACATAGTCTGCATCCACCATCAGAAGATACCACTTGGCTGGGTCTTCTTTAAGCTCTTCGCGGATGAATTTACTGCCATATTCCAGCGCGAGATTCCGGTTGTCGCGGAAATTCTGCCACGCGTCCGTGTGAATTTTCCCGGGTACCGACCGCTTGGCCCAATAATCTTTGATGATTTGCGCGGTGCGGTCGGTGCCGTTTGCGTTAATAATATACGCCGAGATATATCGTTCAAACGAGTTAAAACACCGTTCAATTACTTTGGCTTCATTACCCACAATCATACAAACAGCAATCTTCATTTTAGGTAGTAATCACTATTTTAAATACTATATAAATGACTGAATTTAAAACAAATCAGGAGATTATTGATAACTTAACGCAGTTCCTCCGCGAGAATCAAATGAAAAAGGATTATTTCCGGGCGAACGCTTACCGCAAAGCCATCCAACAAATCCGTTCCTTGAATTACGAGATTACAGACGTATCACAGGTCGTCGGGATGCCCGGAATTGGCGTGAAGATCCGCGAAAAAATCGCGCTCGTGTTGGAAGGCAGGCCTAAAAAGGCCGCAATTGACCCCTTTATTGAAGACCTTTTAAAAATCCCCGGCGTCGGGCCCGTAAAAGCGCGCGAAATTTCTGAAGCCGGCGTGCGGTCGATCGCTCAACTCCGGGCGCGCCAGGGGTTGCTAGATTCCAAGCAACGTATTGGGTTGAAATATTACGACAGCCTCAGTAAAAAGATTCCCCGGAGTGAAATGGACCGCCACCACGCCCTACTCCACTCGATCGCCAACGAAATGAAACTCATGGGGGACCTCCCGGAATTTCGCGCGCGGCGCGAGGGCTTTGAAACCCTTGACGTTGAAGTTGCCGGAAGCTACCGCCGCGGGTATGCCGAGTCAAGCGATATTGATGTTATCTTGACATCAACCGACCCACGGATGTTTGGTTGTTTTATTTTGCTACTTCGCCAATACGGTTATATTATTGATACCTTATCTGAAGGTTCGAAAATGTTTATGGGATTCGTTAAAATCGGTGCCAATCCCGCGCGCCGGCTTGATATCATTTACACCACCCCGCAAGAGTACCCGTTTTCTTTGCTCTATTTCACGGGACCAAAGCGATTCAATGAAGAACTCCGCCTGGAAGCACGCCGCCGTGGACTCTTACTAAACCAACACGGGCTTTTTCGAGGGACCGCCCGCGTACCGGGGCTACATACTGAGCGCGCTATTATTGAATACATGGGATTCCCGTATCGCGCGCCGTCAAAGCGCGAAGGGTAAAAATAAATAACCTATATAAAAACCACTTTTAATGTTAAATGTGGTATCCAATTAAACGCAATGAAAGATTTATTCTTTCACTACCTCAATTCCAAAAAATTACTAAAATAACCGCTAAAAAAGGTGAATTTTTCCTCCAAATTTGGGATCCATTTCCCATGGAGTTTCATAGCAGCGACTCAACTCTACCCTTCAACGCTCCCGATTTTGATTCATCTTGTAAGTCAAATGGTGTAGCGTATCAAACCGGCTTGGGAGCAATTTTGCTGGAACCAAATAAAAAATATTTTATTTATACTGATACCAACACTGAAATCATGATTGAACCATAGCGCTCGTGTGCAAGCTATTTAAAAGCCCTTACGATATAAAATGAACCTCGTCCCCAATATCCATGGGAATATAATAGACTACATTCATAAAACTTTTTCATACATGCAGCCTCCTCTCAGCGTGAATGATAAAGAATCTTTTTTACAAACGCGCCTTGGCAATCATATGTATATTAAAATAACCACCAGTGACCCCGAGCTTTTACGTAGTGGTAATACCGATATTGTCGACCAATTACAGGGTGTCGAAAAAGTATTTTGGTCGGGACGCCTAAGATTAGTGGAGTATGATAAATACCCACTTAGCCTGGTTCATGCTCCCTACTCGGCATTTTTCATAATCGGGTTAAAAGATAATTTTCAGTATGAGGCCATCCGTCTAAATGACCGGGTTAAAAAACACATTCAACCCATGCCTCTTATTACGGGTGTTATTAATTATAAGGAGGGGCAAGCATTTATTGGCACCAGGGAGTGCCCGGAAATATACGATGAAAAGAGAGATGGTACTGATATTTACCCTACTCGGTCATATTAATAGAAATATACTGGCGCGTACCCTACACTCTAATACCCAGTGTATCATTATTAAATAACCTATAATTAAAGGTTATTTAATACAAATTACGCTTTGATTTACCCGGAGAACAAACGTTATACCTGATTTATTACCTTAATCACCAGGTTATTCTCGCACGGCCTTACGGTGATTACCCCAGCTAAAAAATTTAGCTGGGGGGTAAATCGATCTTCATACATGCCTCTGCTAGGTCTTCCAAGGAATATACAATTTTTATATCTGGACGCGCCCACTTCATTTGTTGTTCGACATCAAATTTGCGAGGGTAATCGGGGTGTAATCCAATAATTACGGGCTTGGTTGTTTGGTTGGACCAGACACCAGGTTCAAAAAGGGTAATAGGACAAATACTTTCGGCTGGAAACCAAAATGAAATAATATTCGCCTGACGCAGGTTATCGAATTCCCATTTGATTTGTTTTGCGCTGTCGGCCGGGTTAAAGTCATCTTTACGCGGGTTGATGAAGGTATATAAATCCTGTGGAAATAAAGTTATAAATTTTTTCTGCCAGTCCGGGCACCCTGAAATACCCCCAGCGATAAAAATAGTAGTCATGTTTATTATGTTGAATTACAAGCTGAAAAATCAGTTTTTCACGTCGGTGAAAATTGATTTTAGATTATAATTAATTGAGGATTAAAAATGACCACGACAGTATCAGTCGATCAGTTAAAAGAAATCTCAGAAGCCCTTGAAAACGCACCAGATAGTCAGGTATTATCACTTGAAGAATTACTAGATGCCGAAAAAAATGCGCCAGTTTATACTTTAAAAGGAGATGAAGAATTTGAATGGCGTGTATCCCCACTTAAAACCAAGGATAATACAGTACGTGCAAAATGTATGAAGACGGGTGTTTATGCTTCTTGGTGCAGGTTTGCTTTTGGTAAACCTGATTTTGCACGGCAGTGTAAGTTTTACAAATTTAATTTTGACCAAAATTTAAATGATGTCCGGTCTAAAATTATTGATGATCTAAAGACGGCAAAAGTATCAGGATTGGTTAAATTGAGTGACATATTGGATGCCGAAAGCAATGGAACTCGGGTGGAATTATCTGACCTAGTAGATACCCAATTTGTTTGGGTACGCCCATCACTTGCAACTCAAGATGGAGTCTTGCGCGCCTTGTGTGATAATACTGGTATTTATGCCCATTATAATACAATGAGAGACCAGTTAGTATTATTCCAAAAAACAGGAATGGATGTGTTTTAATTATACAGTTTCCCGCGTCCCCCAAAATTGATTTATATACCCCACATTTACTCTTAATAAAATGTCCTCCCCACCGAAAAAAGATATTAATAAACTCATTAATCAAGGCATACAAGAAGCACAAATTAAAAAGGAACAATATAATGATGACCCAGAAGTCAAACAAGCAATGGAAAATGTACTTGCATTGCTTGCAACAGTAAAATCCACGGTACAAAAGCGTAATGATGCATTTCAAACTATTAAAAATTTGAACTTATTAGCAAGTGAGACCGTACGCGAGCCCGAAAATTTTTTTGACTCGACCCGTAAGATGTTGAATATTGCAAGACTCGACCCTTGGATGAATTCAAAGAATAAGAAAAAATTTACCTATAATCATAGGTAAATTTTACTACCATTTAAGGTATAATTCGGTAACACAAGACCCGGGATCAGAAATTTCGCAACATTTACAATTGTCATCCGGTACATAAGGCTGTGATAACACTTCAATTTTGTCACCTTTTAAAAAACCATCAAATTGCCGCCATCTATCAGCCAGAAAAATACATTCTCCTGGTGTCAAGCTAATTTTTATTAGGTAAAATCTTTTACCCTGTTGAGACGCCTCAATTAAATCTGGTTTAATTCTTTCCAAGATATTTTCATATTGTTTTTTGTTCCACTGATCAACATTACCTCTTAACTGTTCCCCTATTTGGGGAGATTTGGGAGTTGATGGTCCTCCTAACGCAAAATACGGCATTTGTATTAGTTTAATTCTTTAAATTACTTGTAATTACAAGTGATTAATCATAGTTGTCACAAGCACTACAAATAGTGTACATCGTACAATGACAATCAATACCGCATGCAATCTTTCCGGCACGATTCCTCCGACTATAAATATCTCTAAACATCATATATTTACCCTCAGCGCGATCCTTTTCCTTTTCTAATTTTTCAAAAGACATGTTCCAATATTTGGAAACTTCATCTCCGTATTTCTTTTCCAATTCAAGGAGTTCAAGTTCAGCTTCGCGCGCGCGAATAGTATTTTCGAGTTCCCTCTTTTTGGCTTCAAGTTCGGCTTTAAGTTCCGCTTCACGGTTGGCCAGTTGTTTGTTGTGTTGAGACATTTTATTTCGGTTAAAGTAGAGGGAAAAAAATCAGTTTTTCGCGCTAGCGCCGCATATCACGATAAATCACTCTCGTAAATATATAAATGATATTAAATAACCCCTGATCATGGGTTATTTAATATGGAAGTTTATCTATTTTTAAAAGCTCTGATTTAGGTACTTCGTCACGATGCCAGCGTAAATAATGAACAGCCAGGGAATTAGTTGCGCAATTTTCACTAATTTTATAATCACATCCATGGCTTCGTTCACCACAAACACACTCATGAACTCCCATAGCCAGTGTATGAGGTAAAAAATTTCCATTATATTCTACAATTCCTACTTCTGGACAATAATCAACAAATTCATAGTCATATTTCTTCCTGGCTTCCTTAACCTTCGTATAACATTGGTTTAACAATTCTTCAACCTTTTTAGTATATTCATCATCGACGGGTTCAATCGACTTGGGATTTTTAGGTTCGATGAATAATAACGTTGATGACTTTATAACCTTCATTTTATGTAATAAAAAATTTAAAAAAAAATCAGTTTTCACGTTTGTCCTTTTGGGTAAATTAGTTTTCGGGCGCGCGAAAAAAGTTTATTGGTGGGTAAACAGGTTTATTCGTCGCGCAATGGTTTTTCATTTCGTGCCCATTTCTTCACTTCTCCTACGTATTGTATATCATCCCACCCGGTTTTCTGGACGGGTTCATCCGTGACGTGGGTAACTTTTACTTCGGTACCATCAGGTTTAATATAAACGTGTAAAACTTTACACCGCTCGTGCTGTTTTTCCGAATACCAACCATGAAGGGACTCCATTTTATGTTTTATTTAATTAATTCCGATAAATCAGTTTTGGGGGATCTCGCGTTCCCCCTTATCGGGGGGAATACCCCAGAGCCCCCTAGCGATAAAGATATGGTAATAAATCAGTTTTCACGTTTGTTCTTTGGGGCGACCTCTTGTTCTACCACCGTATCTTTAATAGTATAAAATGCTATAATAACTAGAGATTTAATTACAGCACCAGTGAGTAAGGTTAAATAGGTTCCTTTTTGAATACAGCGAATAACACGATTCTCAGACCACACAAATAACTCATCATCATCGCCTTCATTTTTATAAATCTTTGGATGCATTTATTTTATGATATAAATTATATGTTTAATTCAATTTTCTGGTACCCAATAAAACTTATTCTAAGGGCGAATCGAATGGGCGCGAAAAATTGAAAAAAAAATCACCCTATTTTATACCTAAAATGGAATTCCTCAAAAGTCTCTTTACACCCGCAAATGTATTTACGTTCGGGTCGTTAATCGCGAATAAATACGTGGCTCCTCAAACTCCCTACCAACAGTTGTTGTATACGGCCGGTCTCGCGATTATACCTAAGCTTTCCCGTTCCCTCGTGAAATACGCCGAAGCGCACCCGCGAGTAAATATAGACGCCCTCGAATATATTACTTATGGCGAAGCGATCGGTAATATTGTATGTTACCGAGAATTGGGTAAACATTTCGCACTACTCACACAATTACTTGAGCAAGTAGCACCAACGAATGCAGTGCTTATGGGTGTAATTGCTTTAAATTATTCCTTTAATAGCTGGTTGGCGAAAATGGGGCTTTTTTGTTATAGCTCCAGCTTTTTTATAGGGGTATTTCTACGCCTCACGATTCGCTTTTTTATGTACCGAACGCGCGAATTTATTCCCCAGCGGTTTAACCAGGCGTTATTAACTTTTGTCAATAATGTGGAACAAAACCGCCAGAATTTTACCCTGCGTTTTAATCGTACCGAGCTCATAAGTTCGTCCGCGCGTCCTACTGTATTAACCCTAGAAGAATTGGACGAAAAATGCCCGGTTACTTCAGCCTACACACGCCGCGATGATGTAACCCAAGCCGAGGATTACCAGAAAATTAAAGACCGCGAACAGACTGAATGTAATGTTTGTTTGGAACAATGTACCGACGCCCAGCTTAACCGCATACTTCCGTGCCAACACCTCTTTCATTGCGCGTGCGTTGATTCATGGTTGATGCAACGGAGAAGCTGCCCCGTATGCCGGGACGAGATTTAGGGTGATTTGCCCTGAAGAACAAACGTAAAAAACTGAAAATAATTTTTATGCCTCAAATCATACAAATGAATTTACTTCGAATCTTTACTCTAAGTCTTGGTGTTTTAATTGTATCAGGTGCGTGGTTTTTAGGACCCGATATTTATAGTGAATATAAAGGTTCAAAACAAGTATGTGAGTTAGTGTTAAGCAATGGGAAAACGAACGATAAAGGTACCCGAATTTATTGGGAGCTTAAATATTGCTTTGAACCTGATCTGTGTACTCGTAAATTTACGGGTTATACTGATACTTCTTTCACCCGTGAAAAAATAGTACAAGAATTGGGCGCGCGCATAACATGTTATAGATATTATAACCATAAATATGAACCTAAAATATATCTGAGTACACATATTAAAAATACACTTACCAAAAATATTGGAGTCACATTGTTATTTGCCTGTATATGGGCCATCGGTCTCGGTATAATGTTATTTTGTCTTATTTTCATTGGAGAGGAGTGTATTAAGGTATGCCGTGGAAGAATTACATACCGTCAATTTTGGCTTAAAATAACCAAACCAGACTTCGCATTCAAATAACCCATAATTATAGGTTATTTTTTAATGGAAATCGCCGACCGTGCAAAACTGATTTGCCCCGGAGGACAAACTGATTTGCAGGTTTCTATCGCTAGGGGTTATGGGGGAGTGTGTAGGTCCCCCATAACTGATATTTACCATTTATTATGAATACTATAAAAATATGCGACCCATTAAACCACAATTACTAATAGTTTATAAACTATTATTACAAACAACCATTATTTCTATCATTATTCTCAATTGCCGGCGCCCAAATGCCATAACATATTCCACCAAAAATGAACAAGGCAGCAACACCTAATACCACGAATAGCACGATATCATTATCATTTGAATTTTTGTCGTCATCCCAAAACCATGGAGGAAGTGTTTGAGATATATTTTTATCGGAATAAATAGGTTTTGCTGCTACTATATTTAAAACGAATAAAATAAATGCTAGCATGGTTACTAATTTTAATCATTAAAAATTTACATTTACTTTTCAATTTTTAGTGACCAAATAACCCATAATTATGGGTTATTTTTTAATGAAAAACACCGGCCGCACAAAACTGATTTGCCCCGGAGGACAAACGTGAATACTGATTTGCCACGGAGGACAAACGTGAACACTGATTTGCCCCGGAGGACAAACGTGAACACTGATTTGCAGGTTTCTATCGCTAGGGGGCTCTGGGGGAACGCGAGGTCCCCCAAAATTGATCTTTACCACTTTTTTTATAACCATATAAAAATGGGAAGAGCCAAGATAGCATATCAAAATAAAAACCTAAATAAATGTTATTTTTGTTACCCCTCCACCGACCGGCAAATATGCGAACCTTATTCTTTAAAACTTGAACCGAGCCGCGAAGATAGTGCATCAAAATTAACAGCAGAAATTACAAAAACTCTGAAAGTATATTTACCGAACTTCAACCCTGAATTTGAGGATCATATAAAGAAATATATTTACCAATATCTATCCGGCGAATCTGATTCAGATAATAATTATTCCAGAGTGCCCGGGGTCGTAAATTTTTGTTATAAAGATAATGAATTTATGGGGTGGACTATTACTTTATCGGATGCTACTCAATCGGATAAACATTATAATTTGGCATATTTTGATTTGGAATTAAAGTTTAAAAGAAATTATATGTTTAAAAACACCTATGTTATAGCCTATTTATCGGTGCGTTATTTGAGGGAATTTCAGATGAATACCCCCGATAAATTATACGAAGATTACCACGAAGCATACCCGAATAGCGACGTTTATCAAATGATGATTGACGGTGCGGAGAAAATTGAAAAATAATTTTAACTTTTACCTTGTTAAAAAAAAATGTCAGACGTACAACCTTTTCACAAACTCGGGAATGGGTATGTAAATATCCGAAATATTGCAGAATTAAATGTGTGGGAGCTACCTCCCTATGGTGACTCTAATAAACCACGCACACAGTATGCGTGTAAGCTAACTACAGGTGATGAAATTACACTAAACAAATTGGATTACGAGGAGCTTTGCAAAGTCGTTCAAGACCCCGCAAAAGTGTTGCGCGCGCGTGATTTTTTCAAGCTTAACGACAGTAATACGATTCATTTGGATTCTGTTTCGCGTCTACTATTTATCCCTGCCCGTGGTCATGGGGAATATTGGCATCCTGAAGAGTATATTTGCCATCTGAAGAACGGAGACAAAATCAGCCTGGATAAGCCCGATTATGACAGGCTTATGAATGTTTTAAATGGGCGCGCGGAAACCGATTAATAACCCTAAATTTAGGGTTATTTATGATATAAAGGTAAATATATATAAATGGGCTATCATATTATTATTGATGATGAGGATATCAAATTACATAAAGCTGACTCCTTAGTATTTGTAGATGGTCATTGGTATACTCCATATTGTAGGTTAACATCAGCAGGTTTTTTTAGTGGTACTGGGAAAGCGGTGCTTTTAATAAGAAAAAAAGATGGATATACTATAGCGGATAGGTGCTTCTCTGATTATCTATATGTAAGACAGCGCGATGGATTGTTTAGTTCTCATTTAAAAAAAAATTAAAGCTGATTCAACCCGAATAATTGAATAAATAGGTTTTGGTCATCCACATAAATGGATTTTAAAACAATTTTAAATGGACGCACGGAAGCAGATTAATAACCCCAAATTTAGGGTTATTAACTACCAATCTACCTTTAATTCAATCCAGCAGCAATTTTTATTCATTTCTTCATCAGTAGTATATAGTTTCTCCAAGCATACACACTCCTTATTAAAATTACGCGGGCTATCAATTACCTCGATATTTTTGATGTTGTGTTGCTCTTTAAGACACGTCGCAAAATCATCCCAGTGGAGATTTAAAAATGCACATTCCGGTGCGGTAAGTTCTAACTTGAATTGTATAGTGGAATGCCCCATTTTAGCATAGCCTAATAGGTGGTCTAAAAGTTTCTTAAAAACACTATCAAAGTTTTTATCTTGCGCTAATTCGGTGGCTTCCGTTAAAATTTTACCCAAGGAGTGGTTACTTTGAGTAATTAGGTTCTGTAGTATTTGATCATCCATTGGGCTTCCTTTTATTCAACCCAAAAAAATGGATTTAAAATCAATTTTGAATGTAAAATGAAACATATTTTAAATGGGTTATGGGTATTGGGTGGCGGGTCAATCATTAGACATATTTATAAAGATACGCGTGACGGTAGGTTTGGGGAGAAAGTGCTTGTATTGGATGATTCTTCAACTATAAAATATACCGAAATTTCTCGGCTAAATCCG